GGCTCCGGCCGCCCCGGTGAACTTGATGGATGAGCTGAACAGAATCATCGAAAACCAAGCCAAACCAGGTAATCCTGGAGCGGCAGGGGGCATTCCGGCCATGTCACTTTCTTCGGCCGATCGGATTGCCAGGATGAGTTCAGCCGAGTTCGCGGACTACAAAGCCCAGGTACTGAGCGGTAAGGCGTCCCTCTAAAGGAGAACGACAGTGCCCGACAACATCACCACCACGACCGACGTAGCACCGGCGGTAGAGATCTTCTACAACCGCGTTTTGCTCGAGGCGTCCAAAGAGAACATGGTCTACCGGCAGCACGCCCAAAAGGCCACCATGCCGCGCAACAGCGGCAACACCTACAAATGGCATCGGTATCCCATGCCCGCCGCGGCCACCACGCCGCTGGTTGAAGGTCAAGATCCGGCCGGCCGCAAGGTGTCTCAAGAATCGCTGACTGCGAAGATACAATTCTATGGCGATTTTGAGCACATTACCGAGGAAGTCGATGTCACCAATCAAGACCCCGTGCTCAGTATGTCCGCCGAGCGCAACGGCTACCAGGCCGACATCACCTTCGAGTCGCTCATGCGTGACATCCTGGCTGCTTCGGCGTCCAGCACCAACGCCTCGGGCGGCGACAATGGCAGCACCCCCACCGAGATCACCCGCGGCGACGTGGATGACATCGTGCTGTCTTTGCTCGGCGGCAACGCCAAGTTCATCACCAAGATGGTGTCGGCCGGCACCGGTGTCGGCAGTGCGCCTCTCCGCCCTGCCTTCCGCGGCATCATCCACGACGAGCTGCTCATGGATCTGGAAGCCTGCACAGGCTTTATCTCCATGGCCGCTTACGCCAGCCAGACCGGCGTTACCAATTGGGAGTGGGGTTCTCTGGGCAACAGCCGGTGGGAATGGACGACCAACGCCCACAAGTCCACCGATGCCACACCCGTGTACTACCTGCCGATCTTTGGCGCCGACGCCTTTGGCGACGTGTCCCTGGACGGCATCAAGAGCGTTATGAAGGGTTTTTCCGAGGCGGGCAGCAAGTTGGACCGCTACGCCACCTCCGGCTGGAAAGCCATCTGGGCCGGCCGCATCCTGAATGACGCCTGGATTCACAACCTGCGCGTGACCAAAGATACCTAATCAGCGGCCCGTTTGGTTGAGCAAAACATCTTAAAAGGAGAAGTAAAGTGAGCAGAAAATACGGTGGAAAATTCATCTCCGACGGCAACAGCTACAACCTGGTGCTGCCCGGTGGTGTGCCCGATAAATTTCGGGTCCAGAACATGAACGCCGCGGTCACTGAGATCGCGGTGCTTGAGTGGATTTACGGCATGGGTGATGCGCAGGAAGTGCAGTATGACCGCTTCCTGGCTGGCACCAGCGCAGGCGATTTCTTCCTGAAGAAAGCCTCCGGCGGTCTGGTCAGTGCCTTTGCCCCAGGCACCATTGTCGGCGACCGCAAGAGTGTCACCTTTGACGACACCGGTGGTGCTTCCGAAGATCTGATCACCTGCGTCGATGCGGCCGGCCACGGCCTGAAGAACAACGACAAGGTGATGTTTGTCGCCTCCGGCGGGCTGCCCACCAACGTGAGTGCCCTGTCCCAGTACTACGTCATCGACGCCACGGCGACGACCTTCCGCATCAGCGCAACCAAAGGCGGAACGGCTTTTGGCTTTGGCTCCGATGGCACCGCTCCCAATTACGTCATCAGCATCAGCGACCTGACGCTGGGTGGCAAGGGCTCCGGTTCCGGTGTCACCATCGACACGGCTTTCATGGATGACGGTGATGTCATCTACTGGGAAGCTGAGTACTTCGACGAGTACATGGATCTGGGCGACGTAGCCTAAACCAAACTTAAAACGCCCAGACGGAGCTGAACCCTCCGTCTGGGTAAACCCTGACAAGGAGTAGTACCCATGGGCATGACCCTGGCAGATAAAGAAACCGCGTCCATCAACGCGCAAGTCAAAGAAGAACTCCGGCGTGTAAAAGCCCACAAGGCTGAAGTGAAAAAGCGCCTCGAAGAAGGCCCAAAGATGAAGGTGGAGTTTCAGAACAACGAAGATCCGCCCGGCACCGGCCAGCCTTCGCCCGAGGTGAAGTTCGACTACAATGGCATCAAGTACACGGTAAAGCACGGCGATGTGGTGGAGTGGCCTGAAGAGGTCGTGCATCATGTGAACAGCTTGACTACGCCGGTGTATTCGAACGAGACAGACCCCATCACAGGCGCCTTGCGTAGTTCGCGCACCGGTACGTTGCGGCGCTTTATGTGCCTTCCGGTTATCGAATCGCGCGGCGGCATCACCCGCGGCGCTCCGAAAAAGGAAAAAGTAATTGGCTAAAAAAATCAACCTGGAAGCGGTGAGCAGAGCCGAAGAGATGATTGGCCTGCTCAAATCTTTCGATACAGAAATTGATGCCCTGCGCACCTTGATCAACGAGTTGCGTGATGACCATGCCACGCTGATCGCAGCGCTCGGGCTTATGTCTGGTGATGGCCTGGTCACATCGGCGGAGCTGGGTATTGGCTCCACCCCGGCGAACGTGGCGACCTTGCAGTGCTCGTTCATCATCAACGGAAAACTCTACACCAAGGCGGCCGTTGCTGCCGGCACGGCGCCGGGCAACGATGTTATCCCGCAGACCAAGTATGGCTGTGTGGCGCTTGATGTGGGAACCAATCTTACCATCGACGCTGTGGAAGCGGCTGACAACGCGACCGGGTATGACTCCGCGCTTGCTGCCGCCAGTGGTCTGCCGGCTGTAGCCGCTGACCACGTGAGGTTGGGGTATGTCACAGTCATGAAGTCAGACGGCGACTTTACCTTCGGCTCAACAGCTTTGAGCGATGCCAACACCACCGAGGTGTACTCTAACCTGGCCGGTCTGTTCTACACCATTGGCGGGTCGCTCCCGGCCACCTTGACGGCAGCGGCTGTAACCGAGCAGATCGAATCTCCGAAGTAGCAGGAAGCCATGGCTTACACCTTTCTTCGTATGCAAAATGATTTCCGCAAGATCACCGGCAAGCGGACGACGGCTCAAATGAGTGCGGCGGACGTTAAAGCGGCGTTGAACGATTTTTATCGCGTCCGCTTGCCGGAGATCATCAGCCCGCCCGAGTTCAAGGGCTGGTATTCCGTTAATACTGCGGCCAGCACAGAGACATATGCGCTGCCGGCAACGATCATCGCCGTGTCGGCGCCGCTCTATCTGGACGACGAGCAGATTGATTTTTACACCGACAAAGAAGCGTTCTTTGACGAGTACGCCATGGACGACACCGACACGGACCAGCCCACCGGCGTGCTGCTTTTTGATCGAACGCTCTACGTGCGCAAGATCCCCGACGGCATTTACACGCTCAAGATGCGTAAGGTGTCGAGTACGCCGGATGAACTTGTGGCCGACGCTGATCTGCCCGACAACGAGCTGTGGGGCCGAGCCATTGTCTATGGGGCGGCCATTGAACTGAAAAGCGATGAAGGCGACACAGACGGCGTGCAGGCCCTGGCGCCGATCTACAAGACCTACGTCGGGCTGATCCACAACAACACCGTGGCGCAGATACCCATTGGCACAAGGAATGTGCCGGCATTTTAAGGAGAGAATATGGCGTGGGATGCAGGTGCCCCGGCTGCCGGGATACAAGCAAGATACATAGATGATGGCATTCGGGCAAACAATGCCGCGATCAATGCAGTGATTGGGGCGCATCTGACCGCCGGCACCGCGATCACAGCCACGGCGGCCGAGCTAAACGTCCTGCACGGGATCACAAAGACGACGGCCGCTTTAAATCAAGGAGAGTTTCCCGCCGGCACCATCATGTTGTTCGGCCAGAACTCAGCACCCACTGGCTGGACAAGAAAAGCAGATTGGACTGATAACGCGATGCTGTGCTACGCCGCATCGGGCAACATCGGTTCCGGCGGTTCGGTGAACGCTCAGTCCGCGCACACCCACACAGGCCCCAGCCATACCCATACCGGCCCGAGTCATACTCACTCCACAAGTGATCACACCCACACAGGCCCAAGCCACACTCACACTGGGCCAAGTCACGCCCATGCTGCGACCGGCCTGACGGTGAGCACGTACCATCGGCACAACTATGGAGTCGCTGTGGGCGGCGCGGGATTTACTACTGATGCGGGTTTTGGCTATTACTCAGATTATCAAGGTAATGCTTCTACGGCTGTGGCGGGTAACACGGCGGCTGAAGGCACCGGCGCGACGGGCGCGGC